CAGTCAATACCTTTTACGATTCTAAATGACAATACAATAATTTTTAATTCACCCCCTATACCAGAAGGTAGTATAAGATTTATACCTTTAAATAAAGCTGGTTATGATTTTTCAGATCTATCATATATGGATACTTTATGCGGTAGAGGGTTGAGTAGTAATAATACGTTTATTATAGTAGAATAAGTATTAAATAATAATAATGGCCGACCAACAAAAACAAACAGGGCAATCTGGATTTCTTAAAAATTTAGTTAATAAATTACCATATCAATCTGTAGACTTTAATAAAGTATTAGGTGATTTAAATCCTAAGTATGATACCTTCCAGGATACTGGTATGAGGAGAGTTGAAGCGTTAGCTAAAAATTCTATTTTTTATAATAACGATTTTAATAATACAGGCGCCGGGCAAGTAAGCGTCGATGGTAATTATAGTGCTTTAGTATATGCTAACGTAGAAGAAAATAAAGGCGGTAGAATGAGAGATTACCGTATAATGGCTGCATTTTCTGAGATTAGTGATGCTTTGGATGAAATATGTGATGAATGTATTTCTAAAGACGATTCTGGAAATATAATTAATCTAAGTTTTAGAAATACAGACATAGATGAAGAGAAGCAGCAAAATATAAAAGATGAATTTGAAAAATATATTGATTATTTTAACTTTGAAAAGAAAGGTTTTGAATATTTTAGACAATTATTAATTGAAGGTGAACTTTATTTTGAGCATATTATCCACCAAGGTTATACAGATGACGGTATTTTAGGAGCTGTTGCTTTACCTACGGATTTAATTGATCCAATATATGATAATATTCAAAATATGATTATTAAAGGTTATATTTTACGTAAACCTATATTTGATCCCAATAAACCAGAAAAAATAGAAAAGTTTGATTTTATACCAATGGATGATAATCAAGTTTCATATATAAATTCAGGTATATGGAATCAAGATAAGACATTTAGATTACCTTTTATTGAAAATGCAAGAAGAGCATATCGTCAATTATCGTTAGTAGAAGATGCTATTGTAATATATAGACTAGTTCGTGCCCCTGAACGTTTAGTATTTAACGTTGATGTCGGTAATATGGCACCGCCTAAAGCTGAAGCATATTTAAGAAAATTAATTCAAGAATATTGGAGTAAAAAGACTTTCGATACAAATCAATCTGGTCAAGTACAGAAGTTTAACCCTCAATCTATGCTCGATAGCTTTTGGTTTGCTAAAAGAGCAGGTTCAGAAGGTACTTCAGTTACACAGTTACAAGGTGGTGCTAATTTAGGTGAATTATCTGATTTAATATATTTTGTTAATAAATTATATAAGGCATTAAAAGTACCTCTTAATAGATTAAATCCTGAATCAACATTTGACGATAGTCAAAATATTTTAAGAGAAGAATTAAAGTTTGCTAAGTTTATTATTAGATTACAACAGCAATTTGCTGGTGGTCTTAAAAATGGATTTATAACTCATTTAAAATTAAAGGGGTTATTCGAAGAATATGATCTTAAAGCTCATAATATACATTTAGAGTTTAATGTACCTACTAATTTCTATGAACTAAGAGAGAGTCAGAAGTTAGAATTAAAAGCTACAAACTTTAATTCATTAGCGTCTAACGAATTTGTTGCAGCAACTTATGCTCAAAAAAGATATCTCGGTTGGAATGATGTTGATATAAAAGCTAATAGAGAATTTTTACGTAAGGATGCTGAACTGCAATGGGAGATACAACAAATTGGTTCAGGGGGACCTAATTGGAGAGATGATTTACAAGCAGCCCCTGCAGGCGATGCAGCAGCTGGCGGTTTAGGGGCACCAGCTGGTGATGTTAGCGGAGAGACACCACCTGAATTTGGTGGAGGACCAGCTGAAGCAGGTACTGAACCTAGTGTAGAACCAGCCGCTCCAGCTCCAGAAGAACCTGAAGTTTAATTAATCTTCTTTTAAAACTAAAGTTAGACGGTTACCACTATCTAAAACTTGTAATAAAGTTTTTGCTGGAGATGCATCTTGCACTTCATTTATATATAATGATAAAAGTGTAGTATCATTACCAATACTTCTTGTGTTTAAAGTTTTTGTACCTCCATAAGCATTACCTACCGTATATTCGCTAACTGTTGATAATGCCGGTACTACTGAAATATGTATATCGCCTGCTGCCATATTATTATTTAATATAACCGTTAACTAATTCATTAAATAATTGTATGTCGAAGTGTGAAATAGCTCCTATATCAGGGTTTCAAAGTACCAATCTTAATTCTAGAGTAGATAATTTTAACAGACTTGGTGATAGAATACTAAGATCTTTGGGTTATCCTTTTACTAATGTTGAAATACATAGAGATCAGCTTTATGAAAATATTAGTATAGCAGTTGAATACTTTAGTAAGTTTGCAGGTTATACAAAAGAATATCTTATTTTCGATAGTAATTTATATAAAAAAGATTATGGTATAAAAATAGATGATCTCTTTACTTTACAAAATAGCGAGACTTTTGCTGAACAGAAAGAATTAAAAACACCAAATAAAGATTTTACGAAATCAATTAATACTCAAGAGACTGTATTTGCAGCTATATCAACAATACCTGGTTCATTATTTAGTTCAATTTCAAGTCTATCATCAGCTTTAGAGGATGGAATATCGGCTAATGATATTTTTGCTGAAGATTTTTATAGTGAAATTGTTAGTGAAGTTTCATCTATAAGTGATTTATTTATACCTCAAGTTAAAAATAATATTACCAGGCAGGGGTCTATAGTTAGTGAAACTGATCAATTAATTAATAGTTTTGATTACGATGTAATGGATTACAGAAAAGTAATTGCTGTTACTGATTTTGAAGAAGGTTCAAGTACAGGTATCAATACATTATTTACGATTGAACAGACGTTAGCTCAGCAAACATATTTTAGTTATGCAATGGGTAATTATGGGTTTGATTTAGTAAGTTGGTATACTTTAAAAAATTGGCTTGAAACTAGAGAAAAATTATTAGCTACAAAACGTTCATATGCTTTTGATGAAAGGACGCAAATTTTAAGAATGTTTCCTCAACCTAAAGCAAGTAATAGTAACGTTAGATTTTATGGTGTTATATCTTGTTACGTTGAAAGACCAATTAGAGATATATTAAAAGAGTTATGGGTATATCAATATGCATTAGCTTTAACTAAAATGTCAGTTGCTAATATTAGAGGTAAGTATGGTAATGTTACTCTTTTTGGAGGAGGTAGTCTAAATGCATCTGAATTTATGTCGCAAGGTTTAGCAGATAAAGAAAAATTAGAACAACAATTAATGACTGGGTCTGCTCCAGGTCAAGGAGATTCAGACCCTCCTTTATTCTTTGTTGGTTAATTATTTTGCGTTAAAAACTTCTATAAGTTTTTGGATAACTATACTTGCATCTTCAACATCAATAGCTTGTGTAGTCGTGGAAGATGATTTAACAGTAACCTCTTCTTCTGATTCATAATCACCGTAAACATCTTCATCGTCACTAAAAGATAAATCTAATTCTTCTGATTGATCATCATCTACGATTTGAGTTATTGGTTGTGTACAACCTATATCGGTTAATATTACACTCAATAATTGATTAGTATAACTTTCTTCTTTAGCTCTACCTACAAAATCAATAATTTCTGATTGAGTAAATTTACCTTTTAAATCTACTATAGGATTTTTAAAACTACCATATGATAGTAACGGCAAATATTTTACAGTTATATCAGCAGAGTCTTTTATTAAAAAATATGCACCTTTTTTATTAATAGTTACCCCAGTATCTGGTTTTTCATATGCAATTCTAGCTGGTCGCATTAAATTTTTTTGTCTAATTTCACTATTCTTAATGATTTTCTCTTCAAATGTCATAACTATATTTATTAAAAAGAATAAAAAATTTCGTCAAGGCATTTTTAAACCTATTAATTCTAAGAAATATATTGGTAAGGGTCACCCTACCTATCGATCCGGTTGGGAGTTAAAATTTTTTAGATGGGCAGATTTAAATGAAAATATATTAGCATGGGGTAGTGAAAATATAATAATACCGTATTTAAATCCTTTGGATGGTAAAGTTCATAGATATTTTGTAGATAATTATATTGTCTTTAAAGATAGAAATGGTAATAAAAATAAATTTTTAATAGAAATTAAACCTAGTAAACAAACTTTAAGACCAGTTAAAACTAAATTTAAAAAACAAAAGACAATTATATATGAACAAAAGATGTATGTGCAAAATACAGCAAAATGGAAAGCAGCAAATGAATGGTCAAAGAAAAAAGGCTGTAAGTTTTTAATCTTAACTGAAAAAGAATTAAACATTAATTGAATAATATGTATTTTGACCTAAATATCCTATATGCCTCAAGTGTGTCAAGTTAATAATATTGATATAAATTTAATCTATTCAGATACTATTGAAGAAAATATTATTTCTATCGATGCAAAAAAAGAATTATTCTTTGATGTTTATGAGTGTGTAGTAAACGATGAAAAATTAATTTTAGAAAAGGTAGGAGACTCTGAATTAGGACCAAAGGTTTTACTTGAAATTAATATTGAAGGTAAAAAATATTCAGCTGAAGCTATTTTAGTAGATAATGGTTCAACATATGTAGAATTAAATAAAGAAAATATATATTTTATAAGAACGGTACCTGAAGAAAATTTAACTGTTGAAGAAAGCGAAATTCCTGAGGTTGATATTGATGATGAAACTTCAGATAATATAGAAGTAAATTATGAAAATATTATTGAACACCATGTTAATAATAAATTAGTTTTCTTACATGAGTTAGAAGAACAATTTGAAGAAAAAATTGTATCTTTAAAAGATGATATATCAAATAAGTTAGATTTATTTTTTGAAAAGTTAGAAGATAAAAAAAAAATAATAATTGAAGAAAAGTTAGAAAAAATAACTACTGAACTTGATGAAAAATTTATAATACTTCAATCAGAATTACACGGTGTAGAAGATTTTAGTAAGAAAAATATCGATAGTATTTTAGAAAAAAAGGTAAATGAGATTGATAGCAGTGTAAATGTTTTTTTAGAAGGTATTACTAAGGAATATAAAAATAAAATTATTTCTAGTGATAAAAAAATTACTCATAATTTTTTAGAACTAAATTCTATTAAAGATAAACTAAAAGAAAGCAATAGTGTAACTAATAAAAAATTTGAAGACTTAAATTCTTTAAAAGAAAAATTATTAGAACAGGATGAATTAGTTTTAAAGAATGAAGAACTTAAAAAATTTATTAATGAAGAGTTTAAGGGTATCGATAGTAAGTTTAAAAATTTATCTGAAGAAGAAAATAAAAAATATGATGAATTATTAGCTGCTTTTAATAATAAAGATGTTGTAGAGTATAAAACAATCTTAAAAGAAAAGATACAAGATGTTGAACTTACCCAAATAAAAGAGTCTTTACAAGAGGAAATCAGCAGTGCATTAAAAGGTGATATAGTTTCTTTAAAAAGATATGTAGAAATGTCTTCTGGCGGTGGTAGTGTAGCAAAACAATTTGCAGCAGGTGGTACAATGGATGGTACTCTTAACGTTAATGGTAATATATTATCAGGAGGTGTAGATTTAGCTAATGTTTTTAATTCTGATACTTCAATTAATTTACAAGATGTAACTAATAATGGTAATACTACTACAAATTTAATTAGCAGTAACAATACTATTGTTGCTAATACTATACTTGCTACAAATCTATTATCTGCTACTAATTTAGATATAGGGTTTGAATTATCAGGTTTTAATGTTACAGGTAATCTATCAGCTAGTGGTAATGTATCTAGCGGTAGTTTAACTACACCTGCTTTATCTACAGATGGTATAGATGCAAAATTTACTGATAATGTAATTATTGCTGGTGATTTAGATATAGGTTTTCCTAATGAAAATGAAGATCAGTGTATTACGATACATAGTTCTAATACTTCCGGTAAAAAAACTTTTTTAAAGCAAACAGGAGGTGCTTTTTGTATTTCACCGTCAATAGGTAATCAATGTTTAATTTTAGGTAGTAGTTCAAATCATATAACTTGTTTATGTGGTGGTGGAGCTCATGAAGTAAGAATGCCAACTAAGGTTAGTATAGGTACAACAGGTGGTACTGAAAAACTAACTGTTGCGGGTAACATATCAGCAAGTGGTAATTTATCTGCAGCAGATATAAAAGGTACTAAAATAATCTCAACCAGTAATATAGAACTTGATGGTGATATCAGTGCTAGTAATAAATTAATAGAAATAGATACTAATGATATTAGGTTCACTAGTAGACATGTTAAATCTGGTTACGGTTTAGGTGTAAGAAATCAACGAGGTAATGCAAAAGGTATTGACTGTAGTACAGGTTCTACTACAAGTAATTTAGGAATTTTTAACTGTAGTATAGAAGCTGTAACTTTAGATACTGCTGGTAAAGTTGGTATAGGTACTACATCACCTGCTGATGCGCTAACTGTTAACGGTTCTATTTCAGGTAATAATAATTTAACTGTTGATGGAAATGTAGCAAGTAACGGAATATTAAGTATTGGTTCAACCCCTGCATATTCACAAACTCGCTCTATAAAACTTTTTGATAATGGTGTTCAATTTGGTGCAAGAGTTTCACTAATAGGTACTAATGATGATTCAGGACCAGGTCTTGAAATGGTTACAGGTGGAAGTTTGTCTAAAAGAACAATAATAAGACATGAAGGAGAAGGTTCGAATGATTATGGTATAGGTTTCTTTACCACTAATAGTGGAACAGTTTCTGAAAAAGTTAGATTTAGTGGGGATGGAAATGTTGGGATAGGTACCACATCACCAAACGCTCCTTTAACTGTTGCAGGTAGTGTATCAGCTACTGGTAATGTTCAATCTGGTGCAACTGTTGCAGGGCAGAATCTTAATATTACTAGCCATTCAAACTTTAATGATGCTACATTTAATAGCACAGTAGATTTTGATGATCAGGTCAATTTAAATGGCAGTGTTGAGTTCGGTGATGAAGTTATATTTAACACTGATACTAGTGTTGGCTTTGATGCTGAGGCGCAATTTAATAATAATTTAGTTGTAACTAATGACTTAACAGTAGATAGCACTACACTAAAAGTTGATTCAACTAATAATAAAGTTGGTATAGGAACTACATCACCTAATGAAAAATTAACTGTTTCAGGAAATATATCTGCAACTAATACAATTGCTGCTTCAGCAGGTCATTTTGCAGATGCTATCGGTTTAGGAACAACATCGCCAGAAGCTAAGTTAGATATTAGTTATTCTGGCTTTGCCGGAAAGTACGCACGAATTAGTAGAGGAACGTCAAATATAGATTTTGATTTAGATGCTGGTGGCGTTTGTATGAAATCTACTGTAAAGACATTTCATATTGGTACATGTGACTCGCAACCCTTAAGACTTTTAACTAATAACTCAACTAGAGTTTGTATAACTGAAACAGGTAATGTAGGTATTGGAGCTACATTGCCTAGTGAAAAATTAACTGTTAACGGTAATATATCAGCAACTGGTGACATAACTTCAAACGGTGTTATAAAAGCAATAAATAACACTCAAAATGTTGCTCAATTAGAAGTTGGTAGGGACCATAACCAATATCTTGAAATGAAAGTTTCTGACCCTGATGTTTGTATAACTGCTAATCAAGATAGCGATTCAAATGGAGATCATCAATTCATTTTAAATAGAGTTTTTGCTGGAACTGGAGCTAATAATTTTGAAATAAGAAAAGGTGACACACCACAAGTTACAGTTAATACAGACGGTAATGTTGGTATAGGAACTCAAACACCAGATGAAAAATTAACTGTTGTGGGTAGTATATCAGCCTCAGGAGGTTATAAAGTAGGGGGTGGTTCTATTACAAGTTGTAACACATCCTTTTCTACTTCGTTATCAGATAACGGTAAAACATTATTATTAGATACAAGTAGTGGTACTATTACTGTTTCAGTTACACCTCAAGTGTCTGGATTTTCTACAAGATTTATCAAAGAAGAAGGAGCCTCTCCGGTTGTATTTAGTACTGGGTCAGGTTTAAGCGGGTTATATAGTTATCAAGATCGAAATCAAATGAGTATAATTTATGCACAAGCAGATATTTTATATAAGAATGAAAACATTGCATTTTTAGGAGGTAATTTACAATGATAGGCAGAACATTAGGACCACCACCATTATCTACATCAAACCTTGCTAATTTTTATTATACAAGGCCATCAGAGTTTTTAGACTTAGCAGTTATACCTGAACCAGGTGTAACAGAAATGTTTACATTCTTAGTTGCTGTTTTACCAGAACCAGACCCTACACCTTATACTGGTCAAATTATGGGAGCTCCAACTTTATCTGCAGTAAATAACGTTGCGTTACTTTGTAACATTACTGATTTCGCTTCTCCACGCGCGTTTACAGTTGATTGGGGAGATGGTAACCCTCCCGAAACAAAATATCATTCTAATTTTTCTTCTGATACAGATGGGTTTGGATCAACTTTTGGCCTTACTCAATTATCCGCATCATATGAAGGTAAATCAGATGTTATAGTCCATACTCCATTTGCTAGTGGCACGCTCGCTTCACCTAATGCTGGGGGAGGTAGGATAGAGATACAAAACTCTTCTCAAAAAATACTTAGCGGAAATAATTATACAATTACTTTTGAATATTATGCAGATTCTGACTATAGCGGTAAATTTTGGGGTACAGAAGACGGCTTTGCAAATCGTCTAAGTATTTCTGATACCCCAGCAATTGCTACAGGGTCATGGACAACTGCTACTCTCAATGTTTCAGGAGGCCGCCCATCTAGTTCATCTATAGAGGATATAAGAATTCGTCCGCAAGATACGACAAATGCAACATATGGTACTTTATCTGATCAAGTGGTTGGTAAAAAACTAGCATTTAAAAATATAAAAGTAGTGTTAGATAATAACGGCTCAGGGGAAGTTATACCACATGGTACAAATATCTACCATGTTTATAATTATAATAATTTACCAGCGTCAACTGAGTTTAGAGGTTACAGACAAGCAGTTTTATCAGGTTACCCTACTAATAGTAGTAATAAATTTCAGAGTATAGTAACAGATATTAACGGTCCGTTCGATCCTAGTTTTACTAGTGAAACTTCAAGAAATGGTTCTAAACTTCTAGATATGGAAATAAGTAGCGGTAACGCTACAAATATGAATATTGGAGGTAATTCAATACCCCATAAAATGTGCGAAAGAGTTGCTTTATATAATACACCTAATAATAGACTAACTACGCCGCAAAATACATTTTGGGCTGGTATGAATAGTTTACAAGAACTAGCGTTTGTACCTTACATGCATGCTGATACAACTGAATCTCATCAAGAAGTATTTAGAGCTTGTTATAAATTAAGATATTTACCAGATGATTTTGCTGATCCTGATAGGTACTGGTTTTGGAATTCAAGCAGTATGTATTTGGCTTTTGACCAATGTTATAAATTAGAATATTTACCTGAAGGACTATTTACCGGTAGAGGTCATATAACTGAATTAGCCAATGTCCAAGACTATAGATTTATGTTTAGACATTGTTATCGATTATGCTATATACCAGAATTACCTACCAGAACATCTGGTGGTAATATTAGAGTTAGAAGTATGTTTTCAGATTGCCATTATTTAAAAGCTCTTCCTAAAAATTTAAGAGCTAATAATGTAACAAGTTCATCATCTGAAGGATTACTACAAATGCTTTATAATACTATTCGTTTAGAAAGTTTTGGTGATTGGAATCTAGAGGACATGGATTCATCTGCTAAACAACCGCAATCTATAGATACAGCAGGTTATGGATATGCATGCGGTAGAGATTCACAACAAATAGTCCCATGGCCAGGTTTGTATCTAGATGATTTAAATAACAGAGCTGATAATTCACAATCCGGTGTCGGTTTTTGGAGATGTCATAGAGGTGCACAAGCTTTTGCTCCTGAGTATTATGAAAGAGGTTATATTAATTTAACAATAATGGATGATATGCAAGATGCTTTTAATAATAATTATTGTATAAAAGAATATCCGATAATGAAATTTAGCCCTAATACATTAACTCATAGTAACGCATTATATAGGATGATGTACGGTAATAGAATGTTACAGACTGTAACGTTTTCTGGTCTTGCACTAGATGAAACTTTTGGTAATGGTGAGTACTATCAAATGTTTTACCAATGTTATCAGTTAACTAAAATAAGCGGTCTGCCTTTTAATGCAGCAAATGATAGTGGGGATTATTCTAATACATTTGGTCAAGCTTATAATGTAGCTCATATTGAATTTCCAGGATTATCATCTGATCAAACAGGATTTAGTCAAAATGTTAGTTTAAGATACTGTCCGCTAGATTTAGCTAATATAGAAAATATATTTAGATACCTTAAAACAGGTTCATTTACTATAACTTTAACAAATAATAATTATGCTGATAATATACCAGCAGATGTGCTAGCTATAGCAGAAGATAAAGGCTGGACTGTAGCGAATTAATTTGTATATAATATCATGAGCACGGAAACTATTAGTCCAAGTACATTTGAAGGGTTTTATATGAAAGATGGTCCAAGCACTAGAACAGGAAGAATAATGCTATTTCATGGTAAAAAAATGGTAAAATTTCCAGATGGTAATTCACTACTTAGAGCTAACCATGAATCATATTCTTATCCAGTTAGCGGTTGGACTTGGTTTGATAGTTTATCTGATGCATGTAATAGTTACGGTCTTGATATTGAAAATTATGAAGAAGATATTTACGGACCATATTATACAATTTTAACTGGTAAAGAGCCAGGGGATGAAATAATAGTGTAAAAATGTTAACTATTTGATAAATAATAATATGAGTTTAAACCTTATAGTAGAAACCCCAGCTCCTAAGGAGGAATTCGAGTATATTGTCGAAGAGGGTAATTCAAAAGACAAACAAAATTTCTTTATCAAAGGTCCATATATGATGGCCGAAGGCGTAAATCGTAACAAGAGAATATATCCATTAGATGAAATGGTTCGTGAGACAAAACGATATGAAAATTTAATGGTTAAGACTGGTAGAGCAATGGGAGAGTTAAATCACCCCACTACAGCAGATGTAGATTTAGAAAGAGCTTGCCATTTAGTTACAGAAATGAGTCAAGATGGTAATGTATTCTATGGTAAAAGTAAAGTTTTATCAACACCTACAGGTTTAATCGTTAGGAGTCTTATAAATGATGGTGTAAGAGTTGGTATGAGTTCAAGAGCTCTTGGTCAACTTATACCAGAATCAGGTTCGGATGGTGTTAATAGAGTTAAAGATTTTAAATTAGTAGCTATAGATTGTGTAGCCGATCCATCTTTTCCAAAAGCTTTTGTAAATGGCATCTTGGAAAGTAAACAATACGTAGTAAATAAATATGGACAGTTTGAAGAATCATATGATACCTTTGAAAATAATATCTCTAATATGCCTTTAAAAAATAAAGATCAATTTTTAAAAGATAATATTATTAAATTCTTAAAAACACTTTAATAAATATGAAAGAAGTTAAAACAAATTTAAAAAATTTTAATAGTAACGTAATGAATCGTAACTATAAAAAGGCTAGCGCTGATTTATCTAACGCTATTAATAAGAAAATGGAACAAAAGATATTAAA